CTACTTGGACTTGGGACTAGCGCGCATTCGCAATATGCGAATACTCTAGACGTCACAGCTCGAGGCATCGTTGCAGCGTGGCCGGTGATGGGCTGGAGGGGCGGCTGGAGGGTGCACCATTCCTTTCCCCCCCCAAAGAAAAATAGGCTTTTGCTGAGTATCTGTTATTATTTGCACATTGAGTTAGGGGGTGTAGTAGATGATACAAGTAGATAAAGATATACCAGTGCCGACTAGGCGAACACGGACGTTATATCCGTATGAGTCGATGGAGATTGGGGATAGTTTCTTTCTTGAGGATATGCCGTTGCAGCAGGTGTGTAATAGCAATCTTAGGGCTGCCAAGCGGTACGGTAAGAAGTTTGTAGCCAGGACTGAAGACGGGGGGGTACGGGTATGGAGGATCGTGTAAATGACTTGCTAGACAAGTTGATGTTGGTTCATCTGGAGAAGGTATTAGACCTATTAGAGGATGAAGACAATGATGAAGACGCAGAGGTGTATGAGGCGGCTAAGAAGTTGTTTGTTTACTTTGGAGGTGAATTAGATGAGTATTAATGTGAACGGTGCAGAGGTGATTGAGGAGTTGATCCAGACGGCTGAAGAGGCTGCGAGGAAACAGTACCTTGATCGTGTGTGGTCGATGAACAAGACTGAGATGTTTGGTGAGTTAATGCGTGTGCACACTGAGAGCAATCGGTTATTGCTGGTGGCTCAGACGCAGATACAGGCGCTACACGAGCAGATCTTGAAGTATGGCAACCCAGTACACTAGGGAACTGTACAAAAGCCGTGTAGACCTCATGGTGCAGATGCAGCGTGCTTTAGCTTGCCGAACCAAGAAGCAAAAGATTAAGCTCGCACGCGAGTGGAAAGAGAAATACTCTGAGAATATGTACAAAGAGTTGATTGCGTGTGCAAAAGATAAACGTGTACGCGCCAACATTGTGAACTGGGAAAATGATGGCCGCATTTAATTTGCAACAGTTCTACAACTTCTGTAAGCAGCTCAAGATTGAAACTAAAGAGCAGGGCTTACGCAAGATGGATAACTTGCTTGGCACCCAGAAGTATGTGATGAGTGAGATTGCCAAAGGACTAGAAGAGGATGTTCACTTCTTTACTATCCTCAAAGGCCGGCAACTTGGCATTACGACTATCTCCCTCGCCCTCGACCTGTACTGGCACTTTATCAACCCTGGTCTTCAGGGAACACTGACCACCGATACAGAAGAGAATCGGGATATGTTTCGTTCTACCTTGTCGATGTACATGGAAGGCTTGCCAAAAGAATACAAGATACCGGTGCTCACACATAACCGCACACAGATGAGCCTGAAGAACCGCTCTCGTTTGTTCTATCAGGTGGCGGGTACAAGAAGTAAGGGGACGCTTGGCCGTGGAAAAGCAATCACATTCCTACATGGGACTGAAACTTCGTCATGGGGTGACGAGGAAGGACTTGCCTCACTACTGGCGTCTTTGGCTGAAACCAACCCAATGCGAATGTACATCTTTGAGTCTACTGCCCGTGGATTTAATATGTTCCACGATATGTATACCACTAGTAAAAGAGCACGCACGCAGCGCGCCATTTTTTGTGGCTGGTGGCGTAATGAACTGTATTCACTGGACCCTGAAGGTCAGACATACAAAGTGTATTGGGATGGCAGACTGACAGGTGAAGAAAAAGAATGGGTGCGTGACATTAAGAAACTCTATGGTGTAGAGATCAACTCGCGCCAAATAGCGTGGTGGCGTTGGAAACTCCTTGAAGGTATCAAGGATGACTCTTTAATGTACCAAGAGTTTCCACCAACTGAAGACTATGCCTTTGTCATGACCGGTACGTCATACTTCTCAAACGCTAGGTGCACAGATGCCGCTAAAATTGCTAAGAAAACAACGTGCGACTACTACCGCTACTCCTTTGGTGCAAACTTCCAAGACACCAACGTGCTCAAGTCTACAGAACGCCTTGCTTCTCTCAAGGTCTGGGAAGAACCGATTGACACGGCCTACTACGTCATTGGTGCTGACCCTGCTTACGGTAGCTCTGATTGGGCTGACAGGTTTTGCATCCAAGTGTATCGCGCCTATTCCGATGGCTTGGAACAAGTGGCGGCGTTTGCCACCTCAGAAATGAACACCTATCAATTTGCGTGGGTCATTGCCCACTTGGCAGGAGCGTATAAGAACTCTACGCTTAACCTTGAAGTCAATGGACCAGGTCAAGCCGTCATTAACGAACTCCGTAATCTCAAGCGCCTAGCTGCCAACATGGGTAACTCTATGGGTGCCTCACTCATGAACGTCTATGCGTCGATGACCAACTACATCTGGAGAAAGAACGACTCTTTAGGCGGGATGTCTTCTAGCATGGGATGGTTGACTACCTCGGCGACTAAAGAGCGGATGCTGTCCTACATGAAAGACTATTTTGAGCGCGGCATGATGGATATTTTGGATATGGATACCATTGAAGAGATGAAGACCGTGGTGCGTGATGGCGGGGCGATTGAAGCCTCTGGGCGCAATAAAGATGATCGCGTCATTGCGAGTGCTTTGGCCGCTGCTGCTTTTGCCGAACAGGTGCAACCTCAGTTAATTGGACGAAAGATTAGCCGCATGGTATCCAAAGTTGAACAAAACTTTACGCCTGAACAACTCTCTGTCGGGCGTAACGTCGGTGATTATTTAAAGAAGATTGGTGTCTATGGTAATGAAAACAATCCACACTAAAGCTGAATTGCTGAAAATAATTCACAGATTCTTGTCTGATAAAGACCGTGGCATTAGCATTAAATTGTTTGCCGAACTTTGTGGTATAGATCAGAAATACATAGAACGTGTCTTTCTCTTGCAAACCCATCCTTTAAGCGAATACGTTCAGCGGCGGGTAAGCAAAGGTTGGGATGAATGGCGCGGTGGCCATGTGGCGATTATGAAGAACCAAGACAATACAAAGTTTGTGCAGTACCGCAAGACCCCTAAGTCTTTAGCAATGCGCGGCTATGGACTACAAGTGGTTGGGGGCGAGATCAAGTTAAAACTTGGGATCAAGAACCGCGCAGACTATTCAGACACACTTGCAGACCAGTTAGGGGATTAATATGTCACGCATACTACGCGATTACAAATGTCAAGAACACGGTTTCTTTGAAGGTTATGAGGCCGTTTGTCCAGAGGGGTGTACCGATTATGTTCTCCAAGTTTTTCTCCAGGCTCCTGGGTTTAAAAGCGATAAAAGTAAAGCCGCCGACAAGCAACTTAAGCAACTCGCCAACGAATTCGGAATGTCAGACATCAAGTCCACCCGTGCCGGTGAAAACCAAGCCGGTTACCTCACCCGTAACAACAAGTTCAGCGAAAAAGAGTACGCCGAAGCCGAAAAATACGCTACGCCCAAAAAGCGAGGCCGCCCCCGCAAAGATGCCCAAAACCAACCTCAACCGCAAGCGGACGCGCCGCGCGAAGCCCGTGCTGGTGACTCAGCGGTCTGGGGCGGTGGGTTCCAAGGGATGAATATGCAATCCATCTTGGCCGGCCAGTTTGCACGACCTGTTGGACCGTCTTTAGGCAAAGAAGCTGAAATTACTAGCTTGACACCGCGTGCCGCAGGGATCAATAATGGGCCTACTGTTGATCCACGGGCTACAATGCGTGACCCTGATAACTTGCAGATCAAAAAATGAGAATCCCATCATCACCTAGTGAACGCGAGGTTGTCTACTTAGACCTAATGCGGAAGTGCATGGTGTCTAGAGAAGAGCGCAAAGGTGATTATGCGATTAATCGTGCATACTACTTGTTTGGCGCGGGGCCTGAAGAGCCTCCCGCTTACTTTAACAAAGTCAATCCGCACCTTGACCAACTCACATCCTTCTTGTATTCCGCAGAAAGCACCCGCTTTAGTATCGCGTTGGGTGCTGCGGTCAAGCACGATGAACACCGCAAGACACCAAGCCTTACGTTGGCACTTAACGACGAATGGCTAAACAGCAATGCTGACCAAGTATTTTCAACAGCATTGACTTGGGCGCTGGTCTACAACACCACCTTTGTCAAACTGGTCTACAACAACGGAATTCACCCGTACATGATTGAACCAAGCGCAATGGGTGTGCTGCGCGAGGACTTGCCTTATACCAACCGGCAAGAAGCTATTTGCCAGCGTTATTACATTACTCGCTCTGAGTTGTACTCGCGCCTATACTCGCATCCTAAGCGCGAAGCCATTGTCAAGCGCGTGACCACAGGCATCAAAGTATCTGAGTCTGACATCCCCGATGCGGTGAATCGGATTGTGCTTTCTCAAAGCAATCCCACCATGTATGGCCAAGTCAACATGGATTTGTACGGCCAAAACCGTTACAAAGCGCGTATTGCAGAAGATACCGTTGAGATGCACGAGCTGTGGGTGTGGAACGATGACACAATGGACTATCAGGTTGTTACGATGGCTAGTCCCGACGTCATTGTCTATGACCGCCCAGGCGCATCGTTGTTCTTAAAAGGCGAATGTCCATTCACGCAACTCTGTCCAAACCCTTTGTACGATTATTTTTGGGGTGCGTCAGAGGTTCAAAAGCTGCAATTGCTTCAAGCCTTGCGTAACAACCGTATGGCTGAAGTCTTAGACTTGCTATCCAAACAAGTGAACCCGCCCACCGCATTGTCAGGCTTTACTGGCATCTTAGATGAGAAGAACTTCTCTCTTAACCGTGCCGGTGGTTTGCTTGCAAGCGATATGCCAAACTCTAAGGTCGAGCGTCTTGCACCTGAGATGCCAAGCAATCTGTTTGAAGTCATTCACGAAATTGATGATATGTTTAGCGAAGTGTCGGGTATTAGCAACGTTTTATCCGGCAAAGGCGAGGCTGGTGTGCGTTCTACCGGCCACGCAAGTCAATTAGCCCGTTTAGGCTCAAGCCGCGCTAAGAAACGTGCACTTATCATTGAAGACAGCCTTGAAAAAGTTGCAACGTTGTATCTCAAGCTCATACAAGCTTATGATCCGACGCATTTTCAAGATACAGAAGGTGTGCCGTTCATTGCAGAACAATTTACTAAAGATTATGTAGTAAAAGTTGATGCACACTCGAATTCGCCAATATTCACTGAAGATACTAAGCAATTAGCCTTCCAGTTGCATAAAGTCGGGGCAATTAGCAAAGAGTCGCTTATTGATCTGACAGAACCACCTATGAAACAATTGTTAAAAGATCAACTTAAACAAATGGAAGCCAAACAGGCGGCTGCACCTAAACCAGAGGGTGGGCCTAAGCCTAAAGCGGTTCCAAAGGCGGCGTAATGGCAGATCAAGTACAACCTAAAGCAGATCAACCTAGGGTTTCTACTGAGTCCCTAAAAAGAGGTGAAAATTCACCGAGTTTGCAGTATCGTGTGAATGCAATCAAAGAACCGCGTAACGTCACAACAAGAAGTTACGGTCGTAGCAAACGTTCATAGGAAAATATCATGGCACGCAAAGCTCGCAAAAGCTGTCGTTAAGAATACCTGTTCAGGGTATAAAAGGGTTTGGCTGCCTTCCCTTAAATTTGGTGGCCGTCATTCTACAAGGAGTGCACTATGCGTAAAGCTCGCAAAGGCCGTAAATCACGCAAGTAATTGTGTGTAGCCGCTAGTCCTGCCGGAGGGTCGGGAACCAAAAAAATCACCCTCCCTCTTGACAAACGCGTACAGAAGATTAT